TAAACTCTAATAGCGGGTTTTAACTGCTGAAAATCCACGCCCTGTTTTATTGACGTACTAGGAAATAAATTAGCATCCCCCGCATTCTCACTGCCTGAATCATAAAATAATCTGTCTGTGTGACTAATTAAAGGGAATACTAATGCCTTAGGTATATAATCATTTGATAGTATAAAATCCATTCCATTTTTTAAATACTCGATTACATTATCTGCCGTGTACTCAAAATATATTTGGTCTAGTGTATTTAATCCATCTAGTTTATCCTCTCCGAAATAGTCTTTAATATTTACTGTACTTCCAAAGAATGTGAGATTATAAGAAACGGGTTTGCGATTTTTAATACTAGCAGAGTTTAATACTACCTTCCCTTTTTTATACAGTTGATAATTTAAGTGCAACTCAGCATTCTGTTTTACTGAGGCATCGAACCCCTCTACAGTAGCATCATAAAAGTGCTTAAATACTTTATTATTCTCAGGGGATGCAGGAACGGAAAAATCCTTAGTAAAATCAGTAAAGATCTTTCCTATATCTCGAATATCCTGTATGGTCTGTTTTATAGTTATCGGCTCATCGTCAAATAATTCGATCTCCTGATTATCTATGTATAATTGAAGGCTAAACATTATCGAATGTCATTTATTTTATTGTAAGCGAATTCAAAATCGATTTGGTAATTTACTAGCTTATCATTTACCGATGTCTTAAATGCTAACTGTTTAGATTTAGGAATTACAGGCAGAGTTTTACCTTCATATCTGATCCAACACTCCTCTGCTAAAAATAACTCCTCAATAGTTTGATTAAAATCCTCATTAACAAAATCTGTGTTTAGACTAATACTAGTTTTCCCCTGTACGTTGTATCTTCCCTCACTCCCTTCATAGGTATTATAACTAACATTCGCAGCATCTAGTATATTCCTTTTAAATTTAGAGTCCTGTACATCTAAGTTCTCTCTCGATGCTTTAAAAAACCATATATCTTGGTATGCTCCGTATTTATTTACAAAAGTAACTTTAAACTCAGTATATTTTGAGCATTGAATATTCTTTACTATTAGTGTTCTCAATACAGTTGTATCATCTGTATCGTAAACCTTAACCGATGAACTATCCGCAGGAATAGTTATGTACTGTATTTTCTGATTCGTATTCCCATCATCCGAGATCTGCGTATCAGTAGAATTTATTCTCACTTTTCCAACTCCCTCTGCAAATATTGGTAATTTTCCTGCAGTTCCCTCAGGCAAATAAATATAATTAGAACTCATTAAAAGGTTGTCTGATAACTGTGGGTTGATCCCATCTTCAAAATATCCGTACCCATCCTTAGCTATATAAGTATCTATATCAGGACTGCCTGTAGTAAACTCTGCTCCGTCAGGATCATATAACCTAGCCTCTGTTCTTACCCATACTGTATCGCTTAGATAATCATTATTAAAATTATGGCTAATGTAATCCCTTACTAGGTTTGCGATTTCAAAAGATACATTGTCCTGTGATCCTATTCTTGTTCTGCTTAATTCGTACTTCAAATTACCCGAGTAAGCACTCGATAATCCTGTGTAGATGTATAGATCTAATTCGACTTTATTTAATACAGGCATAGCTTATTAATTATATATTGCCTCGCATACAGTCTGATAATATTTATGCGAAACTTTCTTATTATTTATTTCTAATCCTTTAGGTGGTTTTTCATTGATATACTTTCCTTTAAAAAATAGATCCTTATCATTCTTAGACACTCCTGCATTATGGCATATATTCGTGAAATCCCATCTCTCAACCGCATCAGTTGCCCAACTAAAATCTAGTTCTTTAGATATATAAGTTCTCTTTTCTCTCTTCCAAAAATTCCAAAGGATCGCCCACATATCGCTTGTCCATATTTGTAATGGGTGAAATTTACGATCCCAATAAACTTTCTTATCATTTAACTTAGTCACTTCTTTAAATAGTTTTTCTGAGTTTCTATAGCACTCATTCCAAAAATATCTGTTTACATTCGAAAAAACATATTGGCAACCTCCTGCTCCCTGATCATATTCTTGCAATTTGCTTTCCTCTATTTCAACAATGTCACTCATTAATTTAACGTATTCCTCTCCCTTACTTTTGATATAATCTAAACCAATGTAACTTTTAGTATCACTTAAATAGACTTTCCCATTATTTGGGATCTTAGGAATTCTATTTAATACGATATCACAATCGTGATAAAATATCCTAGCATCTTCTAAATAAGGATACATCCTCCAATGCTTCTCTAATAAATGAAACCTAATGCTAGATATGTACTCAGGATCTTCTCTCGTATCTTCATAAAAGAAAAACTGTGCCTCAGGGTACTTGTAGATTAGCTTTTTAAATTCTTCCTCCTCAGGATTATTCGCACAAATAATATGTACTTGGTGTTCTATAAACAAATTACGCTTCTTAAATGAATAGAGCATCGTATCAACTTGCCACGCATAATATTTAGATGCGGGTTGGACACAAATAAAAATCATTCAGTACTCGAAAAGGTTAAAAAATATGGACTCCTCGTATTTATCATAACTAGCAATTAAAATTAAAGTATTCGTAATACCATTCTTGGCTCCCTGATCTTCTTTCAATATGATAATCCCTCACCGAAAAATCAATACAGTTTAAAGTCACATTCGAACTAGGTTGTATTGTGATATAGGTTTCTACGCTTGGACTTGTAGCCTCTCTGTATTCAATCTCTAATGTTTTAGTACTACTTAAGTTATAAACCCTAGCTTGGGCACTTGTAGGAGGCAACGTAGTGGTTGTCGTAGTAGTGGTCGTTGTGGTGGTAGTAGTTGTCGTGGTTGTAGTAATAGTTTCGTATTCTACGTGATATGGTGATCTTGCATTAATCATTTTCCTGAGTAAAAGTCATCTAATTCAACAATAAAATCATTAAACATTCTGTCGGGTAATTTCTCGAACGCTTTCTTAAATGGTTTAGTAAAAAACATACTTGGCTTAATTCCTCTTTTAAATATAGAATTCGAAATTATATATCCCATAGTCTTATAGCTTAGAAATCTTCCTTTCTTATCCCTGAACTGAAATCTTTTTGATGCTACCCATTCAGTCAATGCTCCTGCGGGAGGTTTTTTAGCTAGATACTTATAAGGCGTGTTATACTTTTTCATTACTCCCGATACTCCCTTATCTATAAAATCTGCATAAGGTTTATCCCTTGTATCTAGAAACTTTAAAACAAAGCCATCCTTATCAACTTTAAGATCATATCCTAAACTCTTAGCTAATGCTCCTGTATTAGATTTTCCTTGAGTTTGCAACTCTTTCTTGGATTCTAATATAACTTCCTTAGCAAAACTATTTAAAGTCCTTGAAATGCTCTTAAATTTAGTCACAGGAAGGTAATTTTACATTGTTCTTAGTAATCACATCCATAGTCATTGCCCATCCCGCTACCTTATTTGCGAATCGATCTGTAAAAGGCTCGCAACTAGGATCCCCAACTATTTGGTATTGATCTGTATAAATCGTTCCTCTTTTTAATTCCTGATATAATCTGTTCTGCACTAATAGCTGAGAATTTAAAACATCAGCCTCGTTATCATTCCCATCGAATAAATCACTCGCCCTCTCTTTACTAGAATCTACTATGTCCATAGAAATTACGCTAATATTGAATGTAATTATATTATCAGAGAAACTAGTATTGTTTATCAGGATATGCGATAAAGGATACATTGTTTGTTTATCTAGATCGATGTCTGCAATTTCCCCTCGAGTAACTTTATTTACATTCGGGTCTGCTAATAATTGATCCTTAATTTTATCTAATACTAAATAGTATGCTCTAGATCCTTCGTTGCTCATTTTTTATTTAATAATTGATTTTCTAATTCTAATTTTTCTTTTTCAAATGCTAACATTAAAAAACATTCGTGCGCTCTCAGTTCGGAGATATTTCCAAATCTTCTAATATCTCCCTGAGCGAGAGAATATAGTGACTGAAACCAACCCCATTTTGAAGCAAAATTTCCCGTTGCTGAGAGGTCAGTTCCTCCATCTGAGTCGATGAATATTTCAGGATAGCTCTTTGTAACTCGTTTCTTAAATTGTAAAAAAAAACCGATGCTCCTAATGCAATATCTACGGGAGTTCTTTTCATAGTATCCTCGTTGTCTATGCCATCATACTTTTTAATAGTATATCTGTCTCCCTTCTCCATTTCAATTGGTCTATATAAAACACTCATTGCCTTATGCATCGAATCCCAAGCGATCATATTTTCGTCTAGATCAATGTACTCCCCAAAACTAATGTCATCTAAGTTTGGTATAAATCCATAATCCGTACCATCGAATGTGAATCTCTGTTGAAACTTAGGCTCTTCTAATAGTACTTGGTTGATCTCATTTATTATATTCTTTACATCCTGAATCTTAAAATAAAATACATCGGTTAATTTAACACCACAAAAGATCTGTATCATTTTCTGCATTAAAAATACATCATCTACATCCTTGTTCTCTGCAACTTTTAGAAATCTCTGATACTGTTCGAGAGTAATATCCGATAGTTTATTAGGTATATTAACTGTGATCTTCATAATCTTATAACGCTATTTGAATGCAATTTAAAAAAAAAGGGGCACATCTCTGCACCCCAATTACTAACTAAACCAAACAAATGAAACCTAGCCTTTTGGGTGAGTGGCTAATAACTCATCTTCTCTTGCACATTCACTAGAGCAGTAATTCGATTGATACCTTTCATCAACTCTAGTTCCACAGTTATCGCACCAATAATTCTCTTTGTAAGTATCTAATACGTGATCTGCAATTTCTCTCCAATTCACGTCTGCAATAAATGCAAGTGCATATTGATAAACTAGATCTTTCTCTGTTACGCATTCGCTATAAAATTTCTCTTCTACGTATTCTCTGATCTCCTGCCCTAGATCATAAATCAGCATATCCGATCCTCTATTATCTTCGATAAAATCTGTCCAATGATCAGTATCTAGGTCATCTATCATCTCTAAATTTATTTTCCAAGTTGGATAGTTTGTCCATCCATTATGTGTTTGATTTTTCATAGTTATAGTTTTAAAAGGGGAGTTTCCTCCCCCTGATTAATTATCTTATTGATTGCATCATTTTATTAATTCCATCTTGGAATACTAATGCTCTTTTATAAGCATCCTTGCCATCAAATATTTTTTCTCTGATATTATCTCCAAATTTTATTATCAACTTGTAGGATGTTCCCTCAGAATTTGACATTAGTCTTGTTGATGTTGATCTATCTTTGTAATGTTTCATTGTTATAGTTTTAATTAATAATAGTACTAATATAAAACAATTATTTTGATTATCCAAAATTTTTGATAACTATTTTATCGTATTGCGTATTTACCAAAGTTTGGTTTACTCAATAATGAATAGGTAGCATACCTCAACGCATCAGCAGTGTGGTTAGCCTTATCCTCAGGAATGTTCAGTATCTTTCCATTTCGATCCTCTCTCCATTTATAGTTTCTGAATTCCTGAATCATATTACTACTATCCTCCGAGATATTAATCTTGTGTCTTTTAAGTAGATCTATTCCCGCATTCACACTATCTCTGCCCTTTACACTTCCTTTAATATTCCATCCCATTCTCCTAAGTTCTTCATTCAATCTAGGCTCTGCTGAGTCCGCAAATATCATTTCTCTATTAATCCCTAGGCTTTGCAATTTCCTGTGGATGTCTATCGTAGTCATCATCGTTTGATATAGATACTCTTTACAATACAAATCGTAATCCTTAATCCACACCCCTATAATAGTTGTTGGGTCATTAGTAAATCCATAATCAATCCCATAGCTTAAAAACTTAGCATCCTCAGGAATCGTGTTTACTTCTGCGAATCTGAAAATAGTTGATTTAGATATTCCTCGAATTCCCAATCCGTATATCTGCCAATATTCCTCGTCTGTATCTCTAAGTCTCTCGATCTCATTAACAATAGTTTTCTCAAGATACGGGTTGTCTTTATAAGTTGTCTGATAAAAGTCTGCATCCTCTCTGTTTATTACTCGATCATAAATCCAATGGTACTCGTCTGAGGGATTATAGTCTAGTATTATTTTTTCCTGAGTCCTGAATATTAATTGTTGCCAATCTTCAAAATATAATTCATTAGCCTCGTTGATAAATAATAAGTCACGCTTTCTCCCCCTTACTTTCTGTGGTTGATCTAATGATATAAATTCTATTAAGTTTCCTTTCAATCGATACTCGCTAGAGGATTTATTATGATCCTCCTCCTTATATATTCCTTTCTCTCTAAGTATCGTAATGAAATCCCTCATCGCTGAGGTTCTAAGTGCAGGATATGTCTTTCTGCAAATTGTTATGATCTTCCCTACATTCCTCGCACAGTAATGAAAGATGATCCAAAGAATAATATTGTACGTCTTCCCTGATCTCGTCCCTCCCTGCTCTACAGTTATTTTTTTATTGGAATTAACTAAATGCTCACAAACTACGTTCGTATCAATCCGCATTCGTTTTTATAATATTTAATTCTATCTCGGCAGGATATCCATCAGCACCTGTTACTTCCTGTCTTTCTACATACCCCCGATTCTTTCCTTTAGTCTTTAAATAGAATATCGTAGCCGATGTATTCCCATCCCTGATCTGTTTATGTAATTGTGATTCTGCGAAATCTAGAGCAATATTCTGTATATCATCAACCTCCTTTTTAAACTCAGGATCTTTTAGCCATTCGTAAAATGTACTCCTAGCAATTCCCGCTTGTTTAACTGCAGTTGTAACTACCCCTAGAGATTTCTCTAAAGATTCTAATACTACCTTTTTTATAGTGTCCGTTTTGTCCATTTATTTAAATTTCTCTTCTATTATTTTTGGCACTGCCTTATTCCAATTAATCTTGTGATGAAGCCTTAAATTTTTTGCTCCCATCCTCCCAACTTTTACACTACTCGGATTATACATTACCGAATAAAAACTTTTTACAAAAGTACCCTGATCTAAATACATTTCGCTCATTCCTCCCTTATTATGTTGTGTCATTTCCTGAGTTAATGCGAATTCACAAACAGTAAAAAATAAATCTCCTTTATTTCCTAGATTCACGTACGTATTTACATCCTCATTCACCCTACCTAAAAATTGGAACTTTCTCTTTGTCGAACATACAAAAGAATTCATTGCCTTTCTTGCTAATCCTTTCTTAAACACCGAGCAACTTTCTCCGCCAACAAAGTCCCCTGCTTGTGCCATACATACTGTTTTAGCATTTGTATTCTTATATAACGTCAAAAGTAATTCAAAAAAGATATTAATGTCTTTTATTCTAGTTTTGCTTGTATTGTATTTTCCCATTTCATTTACTCTATAATTAAACGAAGTATAATCGTCATCTAATTGAATAAAATACTCGTACCCTAATTCCTCTGCTATATTCCAACAAGCATTCCTAGCAAATATAACTGTTCTTCTATCTTTTTGATTATCCCCCACATCGAATTGCTTTGCAATTTCCTCTTTATTAAATACGGATATTTTATCGCTATGAATATATTTGTATTTATCTAAACACTCATCATCGTCCGAACAAACAATTCTGTAATCTCCTTTAAAATTATACTTATTCAATGTATCCAATGTCTTAATATTATCAGGCCTCCCATAAGACAAAATAAATACTAAAAAATTATCCATAATCCTCTACGTACTGTTCATAAACGGATTGTTGTAATTCTACGTATCCATTTCTAATTGCTTTATCATAATCAATAATAACTAAGGCATTATTTTCCATCAACTCCTTAGTATTTTTTTCGCTATGAGAATAATAATCTGCAATCTTATCAAAGTAAAAAACAATATGTCTAGTAGCTGCCAACTTTAAAAACCTTTTTTCGTTATCTTCTGCATTACTTTTATCTATTTCCTCTAATAATTTTTCATATTTAGTAGAGTCAAACAAATCGTTAATACTTGGTTTT